CTTGGCGGCCTGCTGCACGCCTGGATAGAGCGTGTCGTATTCTGTGCGCATGGGCACGATCAGCCAGGGGATCGTCGCATCGGCCAACTCGGCGCGGGCATACGAAACCATGTTCTTCAGCGCTTCGAGCTGTTGAAACAGCGTGGTGCCCAGGCTGCTGTCATCTTCCCCAAGGCGCAGGATGATGGCCTTTATCGCGTTACCCGCGTTGGCTGCGAGTGCGGCTTTTGTGCGGGTGAGTGCGTATCGGTAGCAGACCGACGTGTTTGCTGCGCCTGCGGTCAGCCGCGTGGCACGGTCCCAGACATTGAGCGGCACCAGCGGAGTCACCGGTAGCCAGTGGTAAGGCGCGGCGCCGTTGTTAGCCATCCGCGTCCCGGCGCACCCGCATTCCACGACCATCACCTTGCGGCCCGCTGTGAGCCCGGGGACCAGTGTCGTCGCGAAGATGTGCCCGGCGCTGATCTGACTCGGCGGGTTGGCGTAGTTGGGCCAAGGCTGCGTCTTCGTGTACGGGCGGGCCGGGTTGTCTGGCCCCGGGCCTTTAGCTACCAGCGGGATGATCGTGTCCAGCGGCGCCGTGGGATTGACCGACACAGCCGCGCCGGCCAGGATGTTGGCGGTAGGCGTGCCCGAGACAACCACCTTGAACGCTGCAGTGTTGACGCCCAGGATGATGCCGGCGAAGTCGCCCAAAGTCACGTTGTCACCCACCGCGCCGATGTTGTTGCTCAGCGTGAATTCCGGGTTGACCGTGCCGGCGTTGACCTGCACCGTGGTGGTCGCCGAGAAGGTGCTGAAGGTCTGCCACGCCACGATTTTGGCGTCGTAGGGCGGATACCAGGTGCCGCCGTATGAGCCAGCAATCTTTTCCTGCGAGCCTGCAGAGCCTGGCGAGTTGGACTGTCCCCAATCGACAACCAGGTCAGACGGCCCAGCCAGCGCCGCCGCGCTTCCGCCAGGGATGCACATGAGGTTAGGCTGCATCGCCGTCCAATAGGTAGGTGTTCGTGTTTACTGGCGTCACAACGATGCGCTTGTTCGTGCCGCCCGTCTTCGTGAAACCATTGGGGTTGAGGATGGTGACGACTGGCGCATCAGCGAAAATAAAGCCGGGGTTGGTGCTGACCTGTGTGGAGTGCGACCCGGCGTAGAACGAGGCCCCGCCCGAGGCAATGAGAATCGGAAGGCCCGGGGTGCTGTTGTCATTGAAGGCGAGATAGTCCCCTTTGAACACGCCACCTGGCTTGGAGAATGTTGCCGCCGCACCAGCGCTCGACAGTCCAATCGTGATCTGATTTGTGCCGTTCCCAAAACCTTCATCGTTTGAATTGGCGAGCGTGAAGGTCCGACCAACCAAAAACGAAATAGTTTTGATTCCCCCAATGATCTGCGGGCAGACCTTAAACGTGTCCGCGCCGTTGAAGCGCATGGTGCCGCTATTCGCCCCGCCCGTAATGACGACTTGGTTCCACGTCCGCGTGCCGCCGATGAACTGCTTGGCCGTGGCAGTCACATCGGTGATGTAGACGATGGCGCTGTGATCTGGAATAGACAGGTTCACCTGGTCAATGCCGAAGTTGGGCACCACACCCGAACCGCGCAGCGTGAGAGAGCCAGAACCAGGGTTGAACGTGCGCACGTTGTCTGTTGCAGACGCGATGGAGTTGACGTTGATACCGGTTGTTCCGCAATGGAACGTACCGTTTGTCAGCGCCATGTTGGCGCCTGTGCCTGTGGTCAGCAACCCGACGTTGAGGTAGGACGAACCCACACCAGCGACCGTCGTGGTGCCGAGCGTCTTACCGTTGGTCGCTATGGTCTGCTGCGTGGCGGCAGTGGAAACAAAACTAATGGCCGAAGTCGTCTGCGCACCAAGCGTGTAAGTCATCGCAGCCGCCAGCAGCAGCGCAATCCCACCCGCGCCCGCTGTCGCATCGCCGATGCTAAGAAGCATGGCGGCTGTGTGCGTCAGGGTGTTGGTATAGCCGGTGCAGTTGAGCGAGCGGCAGGCCGAAGCGGCATTGATGTTGACAGCACCAGAGCTGGCGTCGAGCCGGACATCATCGGCCGCCGTAGGCACGGTGCCGTCAGCGCCGCCACCGGAGGACAGCGACCATGTTGCCGCGGCATTCCAGTTTCCACCAGCAGCGCGTGCATAGAGTGTCGTCATGACCGATCCTTATGCCGAGACGGTCACAGAACCAGCGCCCAACTGCACTACCGCAAAGCCTGGCTGTGGGCTCAAACCGGTGGGCATGGTGAGGACGATGTTAGGAACGCCGTTGTAGGTCAGGGTCGCGCCGTTGTCGCTCGTAGCGACGTTGCGCGAGGCCGTGAGCGGGATCGTTATGGTAGAACTTCCACTCGGCTGCGGCACAGCAGGCGTCGGGTAATCTGAGATCGGACGCAAGTTGAACAGCGTCAAACCGTTGGCTGGCGTCACCTGTTCACAGTAATAGTTCGACGCTGGCGACAGACCTAGATCGGCAGTCTTTCGGTTGACGAAGCTTGCCGCGTTGAAGCCGTAGTCTTCAGCGAAATCAGTGAACAGGATAGCCATTGGCGCTCCTTAGCCTATGCCGACAAGCCAGCAGTTACCGCCGCTGGCGATTTGCACGCTGCCGGCTGGCAGGTAGATCGGCGAGATAGAACCGCCGATCGCGGATACCGGAGTGGCCGGCGTGTCGACCGTGGTCACCGCGACGAAGGTGTTATCTGGCGCCTGCATCTGCAGGTTCCCGCCGGCAGCCTTGCCAATGAGCGCGTAGACGCCGCCCTTGATGGCCACGGGCGTGGCGGCCACCAGGAGATACTGGGATGAGTCAGCGCGTGCCATGGCTTAGACCGGAGCGTAGTTTTGACGCAGTATGAAGTTTTCCAGCTTCTCTACAGCAAGCAGGAGTTCTTCACGCGAAGGCACGTTGGCGCTGGAGTTCACCACCACCTCCACGTCCTTGCCGGTGGTCGCGGCCGCAACAGTGGCCTCGTACTCGTCGTCACCGTTGTTGATACCGTAGAAATACGTGGCCATGTGCGGCTCTCCTTAAAGAAACCCCCGGGGCCGGTTGACCCCGGGGTAATGGCAACGTCGATTTAGTTCGGCATGCTGGCGTAGATGTCGATCACCAGCGTGCCAGCGCCAGGCAGCGCAGCTGCGGCAAGGGTGGCGAGGATACGCTTGGTCGCAACCGAGGCCGCCTGCGCTACACCGGTCGTCGAGCCGAACAGGGTCGGCGTGTCGACAGCCGTGAACACCGCAGCCGGGCGATAGGTCGTCGAGCCGTCGCCGATGGCAACGGTCGTGGCGCCAAGCGAGACGCTGGCTACGATGACGCCGTAGGCGAACACGTAGCCTGCAGGCAGATCCGCCAGCACGATGGTGTCACCAGACGCCTGCGCGGCCAGCGTGATGCTGGCGCGGAAGCGCTTGAGGCGTGCACCGTAGGCGTTGATGGCCGACGGCTTGACGGATGGAACGCTGTCGATACCAGCGAGTTCAGTGGAGAAGGTCTGTGCCATGTCGTTTGCTCCTTAGACGCACTGGATGTAGCCGACGCGCTTTTCTTCCAAGCGCGTACCGCCGAAGGTGCCGGTCACATAGACCTGCGTGGAATTGCGCTTGTCCGGGCGCTTGTCGACGGTTGCCTGGATGTCATTCCAGATACCCAGCGCGACACCGGACTTCGCCCAGAACGGAACGTAGTATTGGCCGCCAGTGGCCAGCGAACCGGTATAGGACGGGCCGCCCGGGATGCGTTCTGAGTGGATGAAGTTGAAGCCCATGAAGGCCGTGATCTTGCCGTCCACCAACACCGGCTTGGTGTTGTAGTCGAGCGAGATCGCCTGCGCTTCGTTCAGCAGGTTGTCGTGTTGCTCTGCCGTGATGGCCAGGAACAACTGGTCGTTGTCGATGTCGACTTCGGCCGCCATCAACTTCTTCTTGGCCGCGCGCAGCTTGGGGATGTTCAAGCCGGTGTTGGCGGAAGCGCCCACGTTGGCGAGAACCACCTGGCTGCCCGAGTTGAAGGCGCCCAACGTGCCGGTAGCGGTCGAGCCGTTTTCGCCGGTGTTGTTGGATCCGAAGATGCCCTGGATGATCTCGTCGTCCATCGCGCGGCCCATGGCGTTGACGCCGGCTCGCGTGTACGGCCCGGTGGGGTCGATCAGCAAACGCAGCTTGTCCTGGTCGTCGATCAGGTCGGCCCAATCGTAGTCGGATGGGTAGACCCAGCGACGGTCTTGGGGGGTGGAGATCAGCGGCGTGTCGGAGTGTCGACCCGAGTTCTTAACCGGGGAAACGGCACCGAACTGTT